CTGCTCTTTTAGGCTATGACCGTTGGCCTTGGGCCCTATCTCAGCCATGATTGAGCGCACTATAAATCTAACTGCTCCATAAAGCCCGGACAGGATGGCCATCACGCCTACAACAACGGCCACCCATGCCTGGGCCTCCATCTTACTTCTTGCCCAAATTGATTGATGAATCTTTAGGGTCAACCGCACGCAAGATGGGCCCGATGAAGCCGGCCAATAGTGCGTTCAGCAGAATCTTAGGATCAGAAATCCCGGATAGGTAAAGGGCTGCAACTGATGCAAGTGAAGCTCGTAAATACGACAAGGCCGCCGTTTTGATTTGCTGGTTCATTTTTCGTCTCCTTGTATTTTTTTAATTAATGCCTCCGCTTTGGCGGCACTAATAGCGATTTCAAAATGCATTTCATCCTTGCGATTGCGGTAATCACCGCCCCAAATGCATCCCCATTTTTTTGCCAAGGCCCTTATCATTGGTACTTTTTCCAAAGGAAATGTGCCCACTGCACCCAAAGGATGCTTTGAGGCATTTAGATCTAAAGCCGTTCCGGAGGAGTGATTGCTTAACTTGGCAGTTTGGCCACGGATTGGCCGGTAACAATATCCCCAATCGTCAAGTGAACCCACATCAAGCGGCTCAATCAGCTCATGAAATTCAGCAGCTAATCCAATGAGCAAGGGTGCGACCGCTTCGGCACAACGCAGCTTGATTGCCGTGCCTGGTACGGGGTAAGACTTTACGCCTATCTCAGCCTGATCCTTAGATGCTGGCCATCCGTTATGACTTGTCAGCATCAGTCACCATTGGTGTGAAGTGTTCCACGGGCTTATCTTTGTTGAGATATGCCTGATAGTCAGAATTGGCTGGGTCACAAGGTATCCACATAATAACGCCGTTTTCTAGCGTTGCTTTGATTATTTGTGGTGTAGTTATATCGCCGTCAACTATTTCATAAGTAATCATTTATAACTCCGCGCTAAATTGGAATGATGGTGAACCTGATGAATACTGTAATGCTGTAAAGTTTCCAGCCGTCAAACCTGAACTACCTGAAAGGTCTATTCGGGCGAGATTTTCAGCACCAAAACCCAATGACACGGCGGTTGGTGAACCTGCTGCGCCACCTGTTGAAGTAATTAAAATTAAGTTTGATGCCGAACCAACAAAAGCAAATGTTGCACTAGTACGCATAGGTACTGGAAAAGTAACATAAGTCTGTGCTGCTGTTGTCGATGTGGCTTGACCCTGAGAAATTGAGTAGCGATTGCTTCCGTTAGCAGCATAGAAGTACCTCTGGCAAGCGGCTAATTCTCCTTGGATAGTTGCCCCTGCGCGGCTGAAATCTGTAACGCTTGCAGCCTGTTCTAATTGCACTCCAGTAATCTCAAAGTAATCTGCCGCACCTGCCGTGCCTACTCCGTCAAAGCCTACATAGGTTGCCAATTCTGTTGCAGTTGCATCTACTGTGCCTGTGAAAGTAAAGCGTTGCCAAGATGTTGTTAAAGTTGCAGTTGATGAAACTGTAAATCCGCCACCAGTCCAAGAACCTAATGGGTTTTGGTCTGTGCCTGTTCCCCAGCGTAGGCGAACATTAAGGTTGCTTGAGGCTGCTGAATAGTTAGCACCTGCGCGAGCATAGAAAGAAAGCACGACTGCTTTGTTTGCAAATTGATAACTGTTTGCTGTTTCGATTGCTTGTGAAAACCAAATTGTGCTGGTTGAAGTGTTTCCTGAATCGCGTTGGACTCTTGCACAATACTGGATACCAGCCAAAGTCAATGATGATGTTTGGCGGCTAACTGTTGCACCTGCAACGCTACGATAACCTTGCCAACGGTCTGCCGTGTATGCAGTTGCTGAACAAGCAATAGATGTTCCGCGTTGCCAAATGTCCATACCGCCATTGATAACAATGTTTTTGCCTGTCACATAAGCCGAACCGCTAGAAGCAGCAGCCCATTTTAATCCTGTGGCCTCAGCTGAGTCAGCTGTGAGTACTGTGTCATTAGCGCCTACTGCGAGACGGCTAAAAGTATCTGCAGCTGTTCCCGCTACTAAATCACCTTTTGCATCTATAGCTGTTGCCATTGAGTTAGTAACGGTTACGGTGCCGCTTGTGCCACCGCCGCTAATACCTGTACCAGCTGTAACGCCTGTGATGTCACCGATAGGTGCAGCAATCCACGCAGCCCCGTCATAATACTCAGTACTGTTTGTATCTTTAAGGTAAGAGTATTGCCCTTCTTGTGGTGAGGTTATAGCCGCATCCCGCGCTGCTGCTGAGGCAAACACCAGCACGCCTTGCATAAGGTAGCCGTTAGTATCTGCCGCCGTAAGTACCTCACCAGTGGTAAAGGTCTTAAAGCCTAATCCTGCTGCCATTTCTCCTCCTTAGTAACTCAAAACACTCTCGTCAAGAATACCTGACAAAGTGCTATTCAGAATGAAACCATCAATTATGGGTTCAAGTGTCGTCATTTTAACTCGCCAAAAATTTGGCGTGATTTCCATGTGCTTGCCAAATACTTGAAGGGTCTTGGTTAGTGTTGTTCCCCCTGGTTGATTGGTTGTGATTGTCACCGGGTCAAAGTAATCAAGGTCAAGGGCTGCAATTATCCCTGCATCATAATTGGCGGTGTATAGATCCAATTGGATTTCATCGCATCTCACGGTTGTTTCAGCTCTTGAAGCAACATAAGCCTGGGCGTAATTAAGGGCTTCGGCCGTGGTCTGCATCAATAGATTTTGCTGGTTGTAAGAGTGCAAGAAATACTTGGCAATACTTGCTGCATCGGAGGCGGTTTGAGTGGCCAAGCCTGTGGCAGTAATGTTGGCCTCATTGTAAACAAGGGTGTCATTTGTTACCCACATAGCATTGAAGTAATCAATTGGGCTTCCATCATCATTGAACACAACCGGCGTTGCTGCCACGCTTGAGGCCGTCAAATTTCTATCTTGAAAAACAAAACTGCCGGCCGCATCAACATAGAATGCACCGAATTCAGTTGTCTCAATTGTTTGACAAGCTTGAAGGGCAGTGCGTGCCGTGCCGGGATCAGCCTGAACCGTGGTCAGGCCGGGGTCAACATCCCGCATTGTTAACGGCCAACCGATTTGGTCGAGAATGTTATTGATACGGGCCCCGGTTAACTGACCCGCGCTTGTTCCTGCAACGGTCGAAATCTGAGCATTTTGAACCAATCGCATGGCATCAACGGCCTGGATTGTCGTGTAAACGACATCGCCCACCGCGCTTTGTGGGGTTGTTGTTGAATAAGATGTGATGAAACCACTAAAGACGGGATAGGTAACGCCGTCAAATGTGGCAGTTATCTGCACTTTTCTCATTGGTGTTAAAAGGTTGTAATAAGGCCCGGCGGCATTCATAGGGTTGAAGTCGCCGTTTTGGTCAACAATGCGCAATGAAAGCGTGCCTGTTTGAAATTGGTCTGCCTGAGCATTTCTGCCGCGCCTGGTGCTGATTGAATCAACCACATTGGAAACATCCACAATGACTGAAGCTTCATCGGCCAGGATGTTAGTGCCAAGAATGCCTTGATCTAAAATGAACGCCTGTGCAAAACTTGGGCCGGTCGAAAAATTTATGTAACAATTTATGACGGGGATGGTCATGCTGGCAACGCCCCTGCATAAGTAGTTAAATATCCACGGCGGGCAATTTCGTTCATGGCATTTTGTACGGCATCTACAATGACATTTTCATCAGCCATTGATGGGCCTGTGTTGACATTTATTGTGACTCCGGCGGGCAATTGATTGCCAGTGCCATTAGTGCCTAAGCCTGAAGTTGACGGAACTGTTGGCGTAATATTTGTACCATCGGCAGTGATGCCTAAAGATGCGTTAGTTGCGCCCACAAATGGTACATATCCACCAAGCGCAGCTTTTCCGGTTGGACTTAAAGAAGTGACGGCGGAAGCTGCGGAACCCTTAAAAGTAGCAAAATAAGTTGCAAGATTGGTAAGCGAACCGGCCGCACCTGCCGCAGATTTAGCAAGATTATTCAACGCCGTGGTTGCTTCTACTTCTTGTTTTAGTTTGTCGGCTTGGGCCTTGACTAAAGCATCATTGGCAGCCTGGGCAGTCTTACCAGTTTCATCAAGAATGGCAATCTGAGCACGAATGCGTGCCTTTGTCTCCTCATCAGTAGCTTGATTTAGTGCCACATTCAGGCCAATGCGCTCTAAGTCAAACTTTTTCTTGAGCTCGTCTAAAGCGGCCTGATCCTTCTTCATTTGCGCTTCTTCTTTTGTAGCCTTGTTCTTGGCTGCAAGCATTGCTAATTCTTCTCTTTTTTGTGCTGCCAGTTTTTTATTGTATGCAACCGCAGCAGCGCGTTCACCAGGGCTTTGTTGTGCTGCACCGTAGTTAGTCGCTGGCTTGTTCATCGGAATCAAGCCATATTTCAAATCAACTCCGGCAAAAAGTGACTTCATGCGTGAAGGTGAAATAAGAGTTGCTATGCCCTGGGCAAGCAAATCAATCTTGTCAATTGCTTTGTCAAGGTTTCCATCTCCGGCGATTGTGGCAAATGCATCAACCAAGGCCCCGCCAATAGTTTCTGAGGCATTGGCAGCAGCAACTTCAAGCTTGTCTAATTTTCCCGCATAGGTAGCAGCAGCCGCAGCAGCTTGACCCTTGCTGATTTCTGTTATTTTGGCCAAGATTTCTTCAAATGACATGGCAGTCAATTGTGCCTTGGTTAAACCTAAGCCATATTTTTGCAGCCCCTTGGTATTGCCCGCATATGCACGGCCAAGGTCGCTGGCAACTGAAACAACGCTTTCCCCACTTTGTGCACTGAGGTCAAGGGCAGTTTTTAACAAATCTTGAGACTTAGTCAAATCTCCAGTGGTGGTGAGTAATTTCTGATATGCGGGCCTCAAAAAATCATCAAGCACACCATATTGCTTTTCTAAGTCGCCTATGAAGGTTTTGACTGACGGGTCAGCAAATGCCAAGCCCAAATTGGTAAGCGTGCGAGATAACACCCTGGCAGCTTTGTCATCTTCCATAAACGCTTGAACGGAAGCTTTACCGAATGCCAACACTTTTTGCGTTGAGAAAACTCCAGCAAAAATCTTTCCCAAATCTTTGACGCTTTTTTCAAACCCTGTGATGTGCTTCTTGGCTTTGTTTAACCCCTTAGGGTCATAGCGTGTGGTTGCGCTAACTAATAAATTCGGCATTATGAGGCCAACTTATAGCCGGATTGAGTGCCTGCACCGCCGGTGTCATTGAACACCTTAACGGCCTTATCAATCGCAGTGGTCACGGCCAGGGTTGCCTTGCCTTGATCTTGCTCCCATGCCTTGAATATCAAACGGCCTCGGTCAAATCCTTTTCCGTAAAGTGAACCCATCGCGCCAATAAATAATTTACCCGCATCAGGATTGTTTGACCGGCTGACATTATCGCCTTTGCCCTTTGGCCCAACCCAAGGTTGACCACTTGGAAACTTACGGCCGGCAGTCTCATAAATTGCTCCGGCTGCTGAGTTGTTTCGCACATAATACTGAGCGCGATAGCCCTGACGATTTTGAATGCTTTTGCCTTGGCGATAGACAATGCCGGCCTTGACTTCAGCCGTGTCAAAAAGAGGAAATTTGCGCACTCGGCCGCTTGTGTTGAACACCGCTTGGCTCTGTACCTTGCCGCGCTTTTCCCATCCTGAAAGATATGTCGGGAATCCCTGGGGCACATCCCCTCGCGCTTTATCACGAATTGTTAACATTGCAGCTTTGATTTCAATGTTCATTTGCTTAGTCAAGTCTCTATCAAACTTGCGCATTGCCTTCAAAGTGGGTTCAACGCCGGTGATGTTTAGTGGCACGGGCCCTCTCCTTCGCTCTGTCGTTTAGTACCTGAAGCACGGCTTTGAACATTCTTTCGTCAAGATCTAAAACTTCGTTAGGGCTTATCTTAAGCTCCACCGCTAGTGAGGCCACTAGATAGGTGAAACTCGCCCGTTCTATTTTTTTACTGGTTCATCATCCATAACTTCGACTGAAATCAAAGTTGCTAGGAATTCCTCGCC